ACACCGTAAGGATCCAGCCCGATCGCGCCTTCCTCTGGCAGCAGCCCGGCGATCAGCAAGCGCTCGACATAGTCCGCCACGCCGATGATATCTTGCGTCAGCTCGTCGTCTTTCAGGATCGTCAGGCACCCTGATCGCTCAAAATCCAGCAGGCGAGGCGCGATTTCCTTGCGCAGCTTCAACACCTCTGGATGCGCCCATGCATGAAACCATGCCAGCCAGTCGCGGGTTTCCTTGTCGCGCCCGATGATCGACAGGCCCAGAAGGTCATCCAGACCGCCGCCATCGATGCCGACGACAGCCACGTCGCAGCGATCGATCAGGCTTTCCAGATCCAGCCCCGGCAGCGCGGCCTTGCCCCAGAATTGCGCTCCCATCCATGACGTCGCTTTCAGCCCGACGCCGATTTCGACGTTAAAATGCTGCGACGCCAGCAGTGCCAACGCGGCAGACCCGTCGCGTTCTGCCGCCGTCAGCTGGTCCAGCAGAAACTGCGGATCGACAGACAGTCCAAAGTTCGGATTGACCAGCCCCCACGTTTTGGGATTTTTCCAGCCTTCTTTTTTCAGCAGATCCGGCGGCAGCTCATACAAAACCGCCAGCATCGGCAGATTGATTTCGCCGTCGCGCACGGCCCGCGCCTTGTCCAGCTCTTGACCGAACACACCCGACGGCGGCGTTTTAGACTGCGTCGTGATCTGCAGCAAAAACCCGTCGGTGCGCGATGCCAATGCGCCGCGCAGCTCGACAAAAACTTCGGACGCGCCCGACTTTTTTGCGAATTCGTGCGTTTCATCAATCAGCGTATAGGTCGCCTTGCCGCCCGTGATCGTGTCCGTGTCCGATGCCTTGATCGCGATTTCCGCAAGGCTGATCCGGTGCGTGATCGTTTTGGCGTGATCCTTCAAATGGAATAGATCGGTCAGCACTGGATCCAGCCGGATCATGCCCTTGATCGTTTTAAACGCGATGCCCGCGATTTTCATCGTCGGCGCGATCAGCAGTAATTCCGCCTCCGGCCTTTCATTCATAATCGCAGCGGTCAGGATGATGCCCGCCGCCATGCTCGACTTGCCGTTTTTCTTTGGCACCAGCAGGAAAAACTCGCGCAACATGCGCCGCCGGGTTTCCGGGTCATAGCTGCCGAACACGACGCGGACGAAATCAAACACCCAATCGGCGCAGACTTCGGCGTGCGTCGGCGTGCCGATCAGATCCGGCACCCGCAAGCGCTTGAAAATCCGCAGCGCCTTTTCCGCGACAGCATCAAACAGCGGCAGATCTGGCAGCAGTGACGCCCGCGCCTTGATCCGATCGGCCCAATCCGGCACCGCCGTGCCCCAATTTGAAAGGTCCGACGGATCCAGCAGCTGCATTGTGTCGCCCCCTAATTGGTCGGCCCGTCAAATTTCAGATCATCGCCCCAATCCGGGCTAACCTCTGCGGCCTTTGCCGCCCGCGTCGCGGCCTCTTTCTTGCCGATCGCCTCCGGCTTGGCCTGATCTGACTTTTCGCGCTGCCCGGCCCGCGCCATCAGATCATTTCGATCGACCAACCGGCCCAGCTCTTTCAGCGCCGACACGTTGCCTTTGAATGCCAGATCCGCCGTGACCTCGACCCGCCGGGCTTCCAGCCTGTCGCGCATCTGGTCGCGGACTTTCAGATCGGCTCTAAAATGCCGCTTCAACGTCGCTGGCGACACGTCGCAGGCGTTTGCGATGCGCGGATTAGACCAGCCAAGCGACAATAACAGCCTGACTTTATTGGATAATTCCGGCGTGACCTGAAACGCAGGTCTGCCGCGCTGGCCTTTTCCGGGCTGCGCCGGGTTGCCAAACAGGTCAAAATCTTCGGCCATCGGAAAAAATTCTCTGCGTGAGGGAACGCGGGTCTAGAGAAAATCGCCCGCCAAGGATGGACCCACCCCCCCTTATTGGTCAGCGCCAAGCGTTGCTTTCTTCGCGTTGTTTGATTGCGTTGTGACAATGCTCGCACAGCGTCTGCACATTGCCCGGATCAAAGAACAGATCACGATCGCCCCGGTGCGCGATGATATGATCGCCGTGCAGCTTGGACGTGTCCGCTTCGACCTTGCCGCAGTTTTGGCAAGTGAACAGGTCGCGCACCAGACAAGACCAACGCAGCGCCTGCCACGTCGCCGTCCCGTACCAGCGCCGCCACCAGTTCCGCTGTCGCCGTTCGCCGTCACGGTTCGCCGCGACGATCCCCAGACGCGGGCGCAGGCTGGCCAGACGCGGCGCGACTTGCTTCAACCGGCCCATCAGTCGCGGCCCAGAACCACCGGCCCAACCGTAGGCCCGTCAGGCCAACGCACAAACTGGACCTGCCCGACGACCAGTTGCAGCTGCAGACTTTCACCATCATGCACCAGCTGACCGTCGGCGTCGCGGACATAGACCACAGCAAAGCCCAGATCATCATCGCAGACGACCACGTCCTGCAGCTCGACACCGTCGCACAGCACATCGCCGAAATCAGCGCCCGCATTAAACCGTGTCATCGGATCCCCCAAACGCAAAGCGCCCGCGCGGCTTTCATACCGGCGGGCGCAAATCTGTCTTGTGTCTTATGGCAAGGGGTCTAGGTTTCGTCAAACTCTTTTTTACCGTCTGCGCGTCCGCTGCCGCCCTACTTTGCGCTGCAGCACGCCTGCCAGCGCCCGGCAGGCGCAACCGCGTCACAGCATTGCCAAAACCACCAAAGCCGACAGACGGCCCGCCACATAGCAGCACGCCAGCAAACCGATCCACCGCATCACAACGCAGCGCCGATCGGCGCAGATGCCCAAGGCTTCATTGGCGGCATGGCGTCCGTGACCTTCCACGCCGACAGATCGCGGCCCAGCTGAAACGTCGTGCGCAATTCCAGCAGCGCCGACCAAAACTGCAGATAGCTGCGCCGCTTGGCTGCGACCGTCGCCGCCGTGCCGACGATCGTGACCGGGCAGTAAAGCACCGGATCCAGCGACACACCGCCGCGCCGCGTCCGACGCTCTGTCGCCGGCCATCCCGCCTTGCCCAGATCCTTTGCGTCTGCCGTATTGGAAAACAGGCCGTGACGGTTTTGCATGTAGCTGACCGGCACGATCGACACGTCGACGCGCCAGTCTGGCAGGATGCCAGCCCGCGCCAGCTCGACAATCTGCAGTGCCATGCGGATCCCGCCGCAGCCCTCCGGCAGTACCGACAGCGCAGACGCGACCAGATCCGCGTCGGGATGCGGCGACGACCGACCACCGCCGTCGATCTTGCAGCCGATGCGGCAGCGCTCCATCAGCATCGCCTCCATACTTAGACCGCCAGCTGGCGCGAATTCGTCCAGATCCAGCTGCGCAAATTCAGCCCGGAAGGCCCAGACGATCAGCTGCCAGATCCCGATTTCACGCGCCGCGCCGGTCGACGCCCGTGGCAACGCCGCCAGATCCCGCGCCATCATCACGCCGCAGCTCCGTCGCGTTTGCTTTGGCCTGCCGCCACGATCGCAGCGACAGCCTGCCGGTCGCGCTTGTAGGCTTCCAACCACTGCAGATCGACAGGATCAGCTGCGCCGCGCTCAATCCGCCCCCCGATCAGCAGGATCTGCCGCGCCGCATCCTCTGCCGCCTCCCTGATCAGGCGCAGATCATAGGCCAACGGCGGGCGACCATGCTTTGCAAGGTGCCGATATAGCTCGACCTCGAAACCGCCCGCGATCGCTGCAGGTCCTTCGATCGACGCAAGCCAGCTGGTCACGATCGGCAGCTGAAACACCGGCGGCGACTGCAGCGCGTGCGCGTGAGACAGGATCGACGTTTCAGGCCAGATCGTCGCCTTCGGCTTGGCAGCGCCCGCGCCGATCGCATTGGTCACGATCATATCAGCCAGCACGGCCAAAGCCTCCGGCCCCATATACGCCAGCCGATCGCTGACCCGCTTGCGCATCGCGGCGTGCGCGTCGACGGTTTCGCCCTTGGCCCGCGTCATGCCAGCTTCATCGATACGATCCCACAGCAGCGCCTGCACCCGCGCCCGGCCCTCTGCCCGATCTGCCGCACTGGCCTGCATTGCTCTGCCCTTGTCGCCTTGCCGTTCTGTCGCTGCCGTTTGCATGTCGTGCCCCTCTTATTTTCTAAGCCTGCCCGCTGTCGTTTTGCGGTGCCGGTGCGTTTGGTGCGTTGCGCCTATTATCTTTTCATTTCTTTTCTTTTTCTTTCTTTTCAGCGGTCACAAAACTGCGCGAAAAAAAAAGAAAACCGTGCAAATTCCGTGAAATTCCGTGGCAGTTCTGTAAATTTCCGTAACTTTACTGTCGCATTCTGTAACTGTCACAGAACCGAACAGAACATTACCGGCCCGTCGCTACCGCGTCGACGCCCTCACGGATTACCGCTTCCGTGCGATTTCCGGTGCAGTTCTGCGTGAGCCAATGATCAACACGTTCGACAAAAGTGCGATCAGATGCCTGCCGGGTCATGCCCATCGCAACCATCCTTTCGCCGAGATCCCTCAAAGCCTTGGCTGCGGATCTGCGCTGTCTCTCGACCTCGCGATCGCGGCGCGACCCGATCGCCTTTTCGGCCATTTCAGTCACGACGGGATGCATCAGGCGGACCTGATCGCCCGCCATGCACGGCACCCAGCCCCGTAGCGGCGACACGTCGCGGGCGCAGAACAGGTGCAGCTGGTCGACGGACATGCCCAGCATGGTCGCGATAAGCTTGGGATTTTGCGGCAGCGTGCCGACCGGCGTCTGGTCCTGCGAAATCATAATCAAATCGACCATGACTCCGCGCACGTCCCAATCAGCCAGTAGCCGCGCCTCTGAATTTAGCCAGCGACGGAAATGGAATTCGACAAAAAAATGAGACTGCAAACGCTCTGCGGCGTCGATCGGATAGATCGGCAGCTGGTCATTTGTGACGACCTGGAAAACCGGCAGCGCCATCAGCTCGCACCCGGCGCAGCTGACTTGCGCGACCACGTCGCACAGTCTGCCGCGTCCGCTTCGCCGCGCACGTCGCAGCCCAGCTTGTCGCATGGCCCAACTGCGCGGATATTGTCGCCCCCGAAATGCGTGCAGACGCCGCAGATCCGGCGCAAGCCGATCGGGCAGTTTCCCATTTTAGGATGCTTGTCGCTTGGGCGCATCTGCACTGTCGATCGAAACGCCTGCGCCGGGTCATAGATGAAACGCCCCGTCGTGTTTATCCGCGTGCCACTCATGCCGCGCCCCCCTCTTTTGTTGTGGTGAATTCGTTAGAAGCTGCGCCGCGCGCCCATGCCGGGCACGGCACCAGACCGTCAGCCCGGCCTGCCAGCATCGCGCCCCAGCGGTGCCCGTTCAAAGCCCGTGCCTCTGACCGCCAATCAGGCGACCGCGCATCAGCGTGCAGCACCAGCAGACCCAGCCTGCCGCAGATCGTCATGCAAAGATCGCGGCCCTGCACCTGCAGGATCTGCAGACTACCGGCGGCGACTTGCAGGATCCCATAAGCTTGGCTGGCGGCAGATACGCCCGGTAGCGCCAGCGCGACCGCCCACGCCTCGCGGCTGGCGGCAGCGGACGGCACGACGTAAATGACTGTTTGGCCCTCGCGTGCCAGCACGATCGCCCGCGCCAGACAGGGCAAAATCACGCCGATCATGCGCCGCCACCGGCAGCAGCCCGACGCCGATCGCGATCAGCGGCCCATGCGGTTTGCACTTGCGTGATGTAGCGCCGCGCGGCGCGGCATAGATCAGCCTCTGGCGTGCCGGGCTTGGCCCGCTTGTATTGACGCCACGCCAGCAGCGCAGGCGCAATCTTGTGCCCGACGGCCCGCGCCTCATTCACGGCGCACCGACGGCACGCGCTGCAGCAATACTTTTGCCAAGGCGTCGACGGCGCGAATGCGGCGCTGCAGCCCGGATTATCGCAGACGCCAGCGACATGCATCGCGCAGGCGTTCAGCTCCGGCTCGCAGGCGGTTTCAAAAGGCTCGACGTCTAGGTGCAGTGTCACCGCATTTCCGGCAGGCATTGCTGCGCGGCAGTCGGTCGCGGCGCTGGCGTTACGCACCTCTGCGGCGTCGCTTTTTTGAAACGGCAACGCGCCGGAATAGGCGGCAGATCGAACAGCACTAGCCCGCATGACGCGACCCCGCGACCGGCTGGCGGATCTGGTAGCGCACGACGCGCAGGCCCTTCTTGCCGCGCGCGACAGGCGTGTCCGCCTTGCGACGCCATATCGCGCCCTGTGTCGTCGTGACCGTTGCCGTCCACAGCTTATCGATCGGCCCGACCTTATCAGACAGATGCGCCCGCACGATCGTGCCACGCGCCACGGGCTGACCGGATCCGTCGTGATCGATCATTGGCCCCCACTCCATTGCGCAGTCAGACATAAAGCCCCCTCAAGTAAGTCGGTGAAATTGAAGAAAGCGGCAGGACGGACCTGACCGGCGCGACCACCACAGCGCCCCGATCGATCCGCCCCGCCGCGCAGCAGGACCAGCGGGCGCACCCCAGATGCGCCGCCAGCCCCGCCGAAACCCCGCACCGCGTCAGCGGTCTGCAGGGTATCCAGTGCCGCTGCCGGAAAACTTTCCGACCTAGCAGCAAACTGATCAGTCAAAGCAAACACAGCTCACTTCCGACCGGAAAGTTTTCCCAGACGACGGGCGGCAGAAGCCGCCCACCATCTGCCAAACGCCGCGACGTGCGACGCCGTCCAAAATTCAGCAACGAACAGCTTAAAACGCATTATCGACCACCGAACGCAGCGAGCGCCGCATCATGTGTGGAAGGGTCCGCCAGTGCGCGGGCGACGACCCAGCCTTGAGGTGCGTTAGAACCCTGCCACCAGTTTTCAGCAGTCGACGGGTCGACCCGAAAAACGAATGCGGCCTCCGTCGCACTCTCAAAGTTAGCGTGTATAAAGTCGCGCCATGTCGCGGCGAATTGCTGGCGATAGGTTAAGACGTCAGAACGTGCGGAAAACTTTCGGCAAGACATTGTTAAGGTTCCTTTCCTATGTCTGGTTTGTGGAACCGACATGGAAACAACAAAGGAAGGGACGGCGGCAGTCATGCCGCTGTCCCCGCTTGAGGCGCATCTTGAATTGGATTGTCCTGAATATAGGTCGACAGCTTTGCCGCGACCCGCAAGGTGCAGCCCTTGTCGCCAACAAGGTTCGCGTAAAGGCGGCTATTTCCGACGGCCTTGCCGCAAAGCGTAGCTGGCGCGATGCCAGCAGCCTCGCAGTAGGTTTCGATTTTCCTGATCAATTCCTTTTCGGTCATGCAGACCACATAGGGACAATTGTCCCCTATGGTCAAGGGACAATTGTCGCCTACCCGGAAAACCCGTTGTGGCCTACAAATTAGTCATGGCAGAGACATTTAGAGAAGCATTCATACAAGCCCTAGAAAAGTCAGGCATGTCGATCGCTCGACTGTCTGAGCTGTCTAGCGTTTCCGTGGAACAGTTGAAAAAGCTGAAACAACGCGAAACCGCAAAAACTAACGTAGAGGACGCACGCAAAGTAGCGCACGCCTTTGGCCTATCGCTGGATGAATTTATTGATAGTCCGCGACTATCAGCCCAGCTTGAGATAATTGAGCTATGCAAAGCGCTACCTGCCGACCTTCAGCGGCAGTTACTGTCCTTCGGTAAAGGTCTCGCTGCAGCGCAGGATCGCGAAGATCCAGAATAGCTAATAATTTCAACTTAGTATCATCTAAAAACATATAACGACCGCCTACCTTATGTTAAGAACATAAGAGGAACTCTTGCCTTGAGTCTATCGAAAATAGCGACCCAAGGGCCGAACATCGCAGCACTCCACACTACTTTAGCGGTCGCAGCCCTGTTTTTATCAGCCTGCACTGGCAACACAGACATGCGGCCAATTACAGATACTTTAGTCGACGGTCGAATGATCACGGTGTCACAGTCAACCACCGACAAGAACATATGGTCAGCGTTTGGCTCAAGTATGCGCGACCGCGCATCAGTGACGACAGAGTACCTACGGCGCAATGTCCGCGCGATTGAGGCTCTATCAGGCTGCAAAGTGAACGCAGCGACGACTAACCACGTCATAGTCACCACCATTACCTCCGTCGACTGGTTGCAGTAGGGGACTATAGTCCCTTAATTTCTTGACAGGGACTTTTGTCCTCATGTAATGGTTTTTCATCGCAGCCGATGGAGAACCAAAATGCACACCAAACCCCCAACACGTCGTCGCACTTCGGTGCGCACATGATCCCCGGCAGCATCGGCGATGCCGCCGGGCTTTTCTTCTTTTTGGCAAGTTTCAGCTGCGCCGCGATCGGTATCAAATTCGCCATGCGCGGCGTCGCCGAAATCATTGTTAGCACCCGCTCGCGCACCCCGATCGAAAGCGACAGCGGCACCGTCGCCGTGCTGTTTGCCGGTGCGTTTGTGCTGGTCATGCTTGGCAAGGTCGCCGTCGCATGATCCACATTTATATTATCGCGGCAGCGCAGCTGTCGATCGTCGGCTTAATGATCGCCCACCCCGGCATCGGCTGCGTCTGGTCATTGGCCTATGTCGCCCCGGCTTGGACAGCCGCGCACGGAGCAGCCATCGCGATCGCGGTGCAAGCTGCCGCTCAGGCAGCGCAGTGACCGTCGCACCGGATCCAGCGCAGACACTGACGATCACGGCGTTTTGCAGCCTGATCGATCGGCAGCTTTGCAACGACACCAGCCCGGTCGCCACCAGTGCAGCCCGCCAGCTGATCGCCGAGCTGGTCACATCGACCATCGCCAACCACCGGCAGACCTCGATGCCCGATCGCAGCTTGCTGCAGACGCTGACCATGTGCGGCGTGCGCGTCGAAATCAGAACGCATTCAGCGCTGACCTTGCTGCGCCACTGGCAGCGCCAAGCGCTGCAGCAGATCCGCAAAGCCCCAAAGGATAAACCATGACCGACAAACCCGCGCAGGCCCTGTCGCCAGCGGCGCAGAAATACGCTGACGAACAGCGCAGCAAAAAACCGATGAAAGAGGATTCGGCAGACGTCGCCGTGCGCGAAAACGCCTTTGCCATCACGGGCGACGAAGTAATCGCGTTTATCGAACGGCACGAAAGGCTGATCGCCGAAATCGCGCAGCGCCGCGACGATCGCAAACAGATCACAGCCGAAAGCAAGTCGCGCGGATACAACCCGGCGATCATTGCCCGACTGATCAAGCTGCGATCGATCGACGCCGCCGGTCACACCCGCCTGCGCGAGTTCGATGCCGAGCTTGAATTGTATCAAGCCGCGATCGGCATGGATTTCAGCGCACACGGCGACGACGACTAAACCCGCGCCGCGATCATCCGGCGCGGCAGCTGCCGCCCCGGCCACACCCTCGACCAGACCACAGGACGCCCCGTCATGCCGATGCCTAGATCCACAGAAGCCCTGATCGGGCGCACGATCCGCGCCTGCCAAAGCGCAGGCATGAAGATCGGCAGCGTCGAAGTGATGCCAGACGGCACGATCAAGGTGTTTGACCTGCAGGCCCCGAACCCGGTAACGTCCGCCGCACCACCACACGCGGACACCGCCACATGCGACCAGCTATTCGGCACCAGCCAAAGCGTCTAAAATATCTTATGCCCGGCAAAGGCGCTGGCGGCGTAACTTATTGGTATTTTGCACGCGATCGGAAAAACCTGATCCGACTGCCCGATGCCCCCCACGATCACCCCGATTTTCTGACCGCCTACGCCGCAGCGCTTGCCGCCTCCGGCCCGGTCAAAGGCGACACCCCTGCCAGATCCGGCACTGTCGCGGCGCTGATCATTGCTGCCGAAACCAGTCCAGCATTTCGCGCCGTATCGCCCGGTTATCGCGCCGCCCTGACTGCACATTTCGCCGAGCTGACCGCGACCGTCGGCGCGGCCCCCTTTCGACAGATCAGCGCCGCGCATATCCGCAAGAATGTCGGCGACGCCAGCAACCCCACCATGCGCCGCAAGGTCTGGCGGTTTCTGTTTGCCTTCGGCATCGATGCCGGACTGTTGACCGCAGACCCGTCTGCCAGCGTTGCGCCGCCAAAGCGGGCAACAAAATCCGTCAGTCACCCGCCATGGACCGCCGACGAAATCGCCGCCTACCGTGCTCGCTTTCCGATCGGCACGTCAGCACGCGGCGCAATGGAATTGCTGCATTTCACAGCGGCCAGGATTTCGGACGCCGTGCGCATTGGCCCCGGCATGGTCGGCAGCGACGGCGTGCTGGCGTTCGTGCAAAAGAAAACTGGCGATCAGGCGTTCGTGCCTTGGACCTGCCAGCTGCCAGCGCACGCCGCCAGCAGCGACGCAGACCGCGCCACCATGCACAAGGCGCTGGCGGCAATGTCGACCGGTCAGTCGACCTATCTGGCGACCAGCACGGGCAAACCACGATCATCCGTCGGGCTTGGCAACCTGATCAGGGAAAGCGCGGCAGCTGCCGGGTTTGATAAATCAGCGCACGGCTTGCGGGCGACCCGCGCGATCGCACTGGCTGAAAACGGCGCGTCGACGCACCAGATCGGCGCTTGGACCGGGCACAAAAGCCTTAAAGAAATCGAACACTACACCACTGCCACCAACCGGCGACGCGCGGTCATGGGCGCGGCTTGCGCGATTAAAGATCCGGCGGACCCGGCGGCAAACTGACGCCCTCGACCGCAGATCGATCGCCCGGTCGCTGAAAAACAATTCTATATTGCCATACCGGAGCGCTGCAGTCACGGCAGCGATACCGTGCCAGTACATCATCCGTTGTGGCGCACCCTGCCTCGATTGCATCCGATACAGGCAGCGGCAAGGCATCGCGCCCGCATTCAAATTCCAGCCACAGGACGTGATCTGGAATTTCGCGCAGCTTGGTCATTTTGCTAGGCTTGTATTGTAAAATATGGGGGCAGCCACCTTATCAGGTGCACATATGAAAGGTGTCCGCCCCCACATCTAAGTGCAGGAATTCACTGCAAAATGCCGACACGTACGGAAAAATGCGTTTCGACCGCCATATTAGGCTGGTTGAATATCTGTGACACAAGCCCGAGACGTTTTCGAAACCTCCTCATCTCTTGGTCCGTTAAGACGGACCCTTTTGACGAACTCTCTGTATTCCCGCCTGTAATCAACAGATCCACGACGAGGGTCATCTGCAGGCCGGTCTTCCGTAGACCAATTAAATTCGCTTATAGCTGTCATATGTGCCTCCCACGGCTCAAAGTCAGGTTAAACTGGGTTCTGCAGCCTACGCAAGTAGCGCTGGTTCAAGGCCGCGTCAAAAAAATGTTTCCGCTTCTTCCACACGAGACCTTCGTTCTTCGTGATGATAGCGACATCCACCGGACCACCGACTGTCTCACTTGGTCTTGTCACTTTTTCTTTAAGAGACTGTAAGTCGACCATCGTAGCGGCCAATTCAGCCATTTCCTCCACTGGAAGCATAGATATAACTCGCTCCAATGGTTCTCCATGCTCTTGGCGTGATTCTGCCATAATGTCCCCGCCGACTGCGCTCAAGGCAGCCTTTAGCAGCTTTTTAGCGGTAGCTTCATCAACGACGACTTGCCCGTCAGCACCCTCCAAACGAACCCCGCTGTCGGTTTCCACAAAGCGAGCACCGAGCGCCTCAACGAACGGTGCCATAACCTTTGGAAGTGCCCTCTCCTGAACTTTGTTGATCGTTTGGTAAACCTGAGCATCGAACCCAATTATAAACGTGTCGGCCATCGATGATTGAGCAAAACCTGAGATGTAGGAGTTATTCTCTTGAGTTATTTCAAACGCATCTGATTTGTTCATCACTATTTGCCGAGCGACAAATCCCGTGTCTTTGGCGACATAAATTTCCGGATAAACTGATTGCTCGCCGAAACCAGCAAAGACCAGCCCAGTGGGGCTTCCCGGAAGCTCCCTAGCCTTTATTGAGATTGAAACCGCAATGATTTTTAATAGATCTTCATCAGTTCGCTCTCCGATGCAATGGGAGTAATAGCTGTCAGGATCACTTCGCAGCCTTCGCAGTATTTGCTGAGGCCAATGTCCTTGCAAATATTTTTCGAAATCACCGTCAAGGCCATTTTGAAAATCCTGAGCCGCAATCAGTTGGGCAACGTGATCGAGGCGCGCGCCTTCATCGAACGCCTCATTCTCCCCTGCCGTCTTACTGAAGTCCCTGCACGTTAAAGCAACGTCTAGTTCAAGCGCATCGCCAAAATTCTTATCTCGAAGAACGTCAGGAAAAAACTGCTGATTGTCGTTTAGAAACTGTTCGAACGCCCGAGCGTACCCGGTAATAGTATCGAAAGCGCTTGCATTAAGATGTCTCCTAAAAGCTTTGATTGTCAGCTCCCACGGAACTCCAAGGATCTCAGCATTTCCGTAAATCATCAATCCAACTGGGTGATTGTCAGAAAGTTGAAATATACTCCTGCGCCTGAATTGACCTGAGGGTTTACCCTCAAATCACTTTGTATTCCTTGAGTGATACGACGCGGAAGTTGTCGGTGACGGTATTGCGCAACTCGGGCCATTTTGCTGGCA